GGTAACTTCGGGTCGCAAAATTTTTCTAGGCATTTCATGTAAATGGAATTTACATGGCTTAATAAATCACATTTTTATATTTTTGTAACCTTAATCGTAGTGCGGTATTATACCATATATAAACAATTACGCTATTGTAAATAATAAGCGTATTATCTAATTTACACATGTCTCTTATCACCAGAAAAGAAGCAGCAGAGAAGATGGGAATAACTATACAAGCTGTATATATGGCTATAAAGCAAGGTCGTTTGACTGCTATGGAAGATAGTCAAGGAAATATCGTTATAAATAGCGACACTATGGTTGCTGAGATGAAAAAGAATGGACAATATCGCAGAATGAAAAATAATGCAGTTTTGCCTACTACATCAAAATCACCTAAAAAGAAAAGATATTCTTCTACAAAAGACTCAATTCCAGAATATGAGGAAAGTAAAGCTAGGACAGAACATCTCAAAGCAGAATTATTAGAGTTAGAACGTAAACAAAAAGAAGACTCACTTGTTTCTATGCAAGAAGTACAACTTAAGTGGACTGAGATTATTACAACAGCAAGAACAAAACTATTAGGAATATCATCTAAAGCAAAACAAAGATTACCTGACTTAGATACTAATGCTGTTAGTTGTATAGATGACATTGTAAGAGAAGCATTAGAAGAATTATCTGCTGCATGAGTAATCTTTTATTACTAGAAAAAACTGCATTTAATAGTTTTAAACCTCCTGAGAAGCTTAGTCTTAGTGATTGGGCAGATCAATATGCCTATTTATCTACAGAAAGTTCAGCCGAAGGTGGTAGGTGGAGAACATTGCCATATCAGAAAGGGATTATGGATGCGATAACTGATCCTGATATAGAACAGGTGACAGTTATGAAATCAGCTAGGGTTGGATATACAAAGATTTTGAATCATATTATTGGTTATCACATCCACCAAGATCCATGTCCAATAATGGTTGTACAGCCAACTATTGAAGATGCCACTGGTTATTCAAAAGAAGAAATAGCCCCTATGATTCGTGACAGTAAATGTTTAGAGGGATTGATAAGTGATCCAAAAGCAAAAGATGGTTCTAATACATTACTACAGAAAAACTTTCCTGGTGGAACATTATCTTTAGTTGGTGCTAACTCACCTAGAGGATTTAGAAGAGTTAGTCGTAGAGTTGTGCTTTTTGATGAGGTTGATGGTTATCCACTTGGCGGTGCGGGTACTGAAGGAGATCAAATTAAGCTTGGTATAAGAAGAACAGAGTATTACTGGAACAGAAAAATAGTTTCTGGTTCTACACCTACCATTAAAGATTTTTCTCGTATAGAGAGAATGTTTTTACAGACAAATCAGATGAGATATTACTGTCCATGTCCTGAGTGTGGTCACATGCAATATTTAAGATGGTCGCAATTTACATGGCAAAATGATGATCCTGATACTGTTAAATATAAATGTGAGTCATGTAACCATCTAATTCCAGATACAAAGAAAAGATATATGGTAGAACGTGGAGAATGGCGAGCAACTGCACCAGGTAAATCAAAACACGTTGGTTTTCATATATGGGCTGCATATTCATATTCACCTAATGCGAGTTGGCCTAATTTAGTAGAAGAGTTTTTAGAAAGTAAAGATGACCCAGAACAATTAAAAACGTGGATCAATACTATTTTAGGTGAGACATGGGAGGATCAATATCAAGCGAAGGTTGGTGCTGATGCCTTGATGATTAGGGCATCAGAAGCTAAGTATGAAAGAGCAAAACCGCCAAAAGAAGTTTTGTTTTTAACTGCGGGTATTGATACACAGGATGACAGATTAAGTATGTCTGTTTTTGGTTTTGGACGTAATGAGGAGATGTTTCTTATTGATAGGCAAGTTATATATGGTTCTCCTTCTAGGGCAGATGTTTGGAAACAATTAGATGAGATATTACTAGGTAAGTTTATAAATGTAGATGGGAAGGAGATAAAAATAGAAAGTGCTGCTATTGATACAGGTGGTCACTTTACCCATGAGGTGTATCAGTATGTCAGAGAACGATCACATATTGGACTCATTGGTATTAAAGGTGTTGGTCAAAAAGGCAAACCCGCTTTAGGTAAGCCAAGTAAGGTTGATATTAATTTTTCTGGTAAAGCATTAAAAAAAGGAGTGCAGTTATTCCCTGTAGGAGTAGATGTTATTAAAACTACTCTGAGTAATAAGTTGAAAGATGCTGAAATTGGAGAAGGTTATATACATTTCTATCCAACAATTACACCAGACTATTTTGAAGAGCTTACAGCCGAGCGACAAGTTCTTAAATATAAGAATGGTTATCAAGAGCGTGTATGGGTCAAAAAAAGTTCTGCTAGAAATGAAGCGTTAGATGAAATGGTGTATTCATGGGCTGCATATCAGCGATTGTTACAAAAATATGACCGTAGAACTATATATGACCAGTTTGAAAGAAAAATTTATCCTTCTGAACCTCTAAAGGAGGCTAAGATAGACTTAAATCGTCCTAAATCGGCTAAAAAGTCGAATTTTGTCGCTAATTGGTAATTAATCGTGACTTTTCCCCAACAAATTATTGCAGGAGATCTTGTTCAATGGAGGATTCCTGAGACACAAGATGTTTTTGGTAACAGAATTAGTAGTCCTGATTGGTCTGTAATTTACTACCTAAGAACAAATACATCTGCTGAAGGTGCAACAGTAAATAGTTCTGCTTATCTAAGTGGTTTTGAATTTAGTATTCCCGCAACTACCACAGTAAATTTTGATGCGGGTGATTGGTTTTATCAAGCTGTTGCAAACAAATCAGGTCAAGAAAGTCAGACTATATTTAGAGGATCATTTAAAGTATTAGCTTCACAAGCATATACTGGAACACCAACTGCTTTTGATGGTCGAACACAATTACAAAAAGATTTAGATCTTATTGAAGCAGCAATAAGAAATATTCTTAGTGGCGGTGTAATACAGGAATATAAGATTGGAACAAGAACAGCTAAGAAATATGAATTATCAGAATTAATAATGTTGAAGAGTCAACTTAAGGCAGAGGTTATAAGAGAAAAACAAGCAGAACTTATTGATAATGGTCTTGGAAATCCAAGAGCTACTTTTGTTCGTTTTGATGGAGCATACTAATGGGAATAAGATCTAATATTACTAATGCAGTAAAAAGAGTTTTAGGTTTTGGACAAAAAGCTAATCCTCTTAAAAATATAAGAGCTTATCAAGGAGCTTTAGTCTCAAGGCTTACATCAGATTGGATGGCAAGTCAACTTAGTGCTGATGCTGAGATTAGGAATAGTCTTAGAAAGTTAAGAGATAGATCAAGAGAACTTGTAAGAAATAATCCTTATGCAAGACAAGCTAAGAGAACTACTCAAATAAACATAGTTGGAACTGGCATGAAGTTTCAGTCAAGGGTTTTACAGATAAGAGGTAATAGAAGAGATCAAAGAATAAATAATCTTATAGAACAGAAGTGGGCTGAATGGTCTGGTGCTAATAGTTGTGACTGTGCGGGAAGGTACAGTTTCCATGAATTTGAATGGTTAGCTGCGGGTGCATTATGTGAATCAGGTGAAGCAATATTTAGAATAGTAAGACAACAGTTTGGCAACTCAAAAGTACCTCTTGCATTACAACTTATTGAGTCTGATTTATTAGATGAAGAATATACAGGTAAAACTTTAAAAATAAAAAATGAATGGCGAAACGGAGTGGAAATTGATGAGTGGGGAAGACCAGTACGTTATGCCATCCTTACTAAGCATCCAGGTGATGCTTATTATTTAGATTTTTCTAATAATCAAAAGTTACATATTTTTATAAATGCAGAAGACATAATTCACCTATATCTTCCAGAAAGACCAGGCCAGAATCGTGGTGTACCTTGGTTTCATAGTGTCATGGCTGATATGCACCAATTAGAAGGTTATGAAGAAGCAGCCGTTATCAGAGCAAGAGCGGGAGCGAGCATAATGGGATTTATACAAAACGATCAAGGAGAGTTAATTGGTGATGAAGTACAAAATAATCAAAGAATACAATCCTTTTCGCCAGGTGAGTTTCGTTATCTAGCACCAAACGAAAGTATTAATATTCCAGATATAGATTATCCATCTCAGCAGTATGAGATGTTTGTAAAAAATAAGATTAGACGTTTTGCTACAGGTATTGGTTGTAGTTTTGAAACTATAAGTAAAGACTTTAGTGAAACTAATTATTCAAGTTCAAGATTAAGTCTTTTAGAAGACAGAGAACATTGGAAGTTTTGTCAAAAGTATATGATAAATAATTTACATCTAAGAGTATTTAAAGAATGGATGAAGTTAGCTGTTCTTGTTGGGGAATTAGATTTTGACGATTTTGCAGTAAGACCAGAAAGATATATAAAGCCAAGATGGACTCCACCCGCACAGCATTATGTAGATCCACTAAAAGAAGTAAAAGCTTTCAGAGAAGCAGAACAAGCGGGTTATATGAGCAAGGCACAAGTTATAGCTGCTACGAATGGAGGTGATTATGACGATATTATTTCAGAAATATCAAGAGAACAAGAAGTCGCTAAAGACTTAGGAGTTACATTAGATAAAGATCTTGATCTTGAGGTAGAGGTAGGTCAATTAGAACTTGATTTGCCTACAGTACAGCCAACAAGAGCAAAGAAAACACGCAAAAAAACTAAGTAATCATGGCAAATGTAAGCGGAACTGAGATTAATCTCAAACCTACAGATGGGATGAAGACGGAAGCACAAAGATATAAAGATTGGAAAAAAGAAGGTAGAGCAGGTGGTACGCAAGTAGCAGCAGTAAGAGCAACTCAGATATTAAGTGGCTCAGAGCTTTCCCCAGATGTGACCTTGCGTATGTTTAGTTTTTTCAGCAGGCATGAGGTTGACAAAAAAGCAGAAGGTTTTAGTCCTGGTGAAAAGGGTTATCCGTCAAAAGGCAGGGTTGCTTGGGCTGCCTGGGGAGGTGATGCAGGTTTTAGTTGGAGTAGAGGTAAAGCTGCTGCTATAAAAAAAGCCAGAGAAAGAGCAGAACCTATAGAATTATCAAGGCCATATCCAAATGAACACGCAGCTACTATTACAAATCCAGAACAATATGATACATTTAGGCGGTCAAACAATGAGGGTTCACAAGGGGTAGACTTTATTTTTGGTATAAAGAATAATGAAGAGGGTGCTGAACTTCAATCAATAAGATTCAGACTGTCTGAATATTCTGTCTCCCAAGCTAAATCTTGGCTTGATAGAAACGAATTTGATCCCATCAAGTTTGAACCCGCTACTAACGAAAAATCTATGACTGAATCAACAACAGTTGAGAAAAGAGCCGAGCCTGATGGTTTGAAGGTCGGTGATTTTGTCAGGTGGAACTCTAGTGGTGGTACAGCTAGAGGAAAAATTGATCGCATCGTAAGAGATGGATCAATAGATGTACCAGATAGTTCCTTTACTATTACAGGAACAGCAGACGATCCTGCTGCACTCATTACTCTTTATAGAAATGGTGAGGCTACAGATCGTAAGGTCGGTCATAAGTTTTCTACTTTGACTAAGATCGCAGCTATCAGAACAATAGAATCTGATGACAAATTGGAAAGAAAAGAAGTAACTGATTTCAAAAATGTGAAATCAAGAACATTTGAGTTTCCTTTTAGTTCTGAATATCCAGTAAAAAGATATTTTGGTAACGAAATATTAAGCCATGAACGTGGGGCTGCTGATCTTTCAAGACTGAATGATGGCGGTGCAGTTTTGTTTAATCACAATATGGATAAACCAATAGGTGTAGTTGAATCTGCATATATTGGTGAAGACAAAAGAGGTTACGCAAAGATTCGTTTCTCAAGAAGTAAGTTTGCATCTGAAATCTTAGAAGATGTCAAAGATGGAATTATTCGAGGTATTAGCTTTGGATATTCTATAAATGATATTGATGAGACTGAAGAAGGTATGCTCGCAAGGTCATGGTCAGTACACGAATTATCGGTTGTAACTGTTCCAGCAGATCCTACAATCGGCTTCGGAAGAAGTTTAATTACACCCTCTCAAGGTAATAGTATTACTATGGAAGATAAGTCACCTACTATGGAACTTAATTCTGCGGATGATTCCGCATCACCCTCTGTTCGCACTATGGAAGAACCTATTAAAGAAACTCAGGTTGAAGCGGAGAAATCCGTTGAAATCGACATCAAAGCCGAAGTTCAACGTGCTATTGATGAAAACAACGCTCGTACAGCATCTATCACTTCTTTATGTCGTGAGTTTGGAGAGTATGGAGCAGAAGACATAGCTGAAACTCTTATTAAAGGCAACAAATCTGTTGTTGAAGCAAGAGCAGCCATCCTCGATCTTGTTAAAAACAAGGCAGAGGTCAATAATACCCCTATTCGTTCAACAGACATGACAACTAATGAAGTTGGTTTAGAACCAAAAGAAGTTAAGAAGTTTTCTTTCTTAAGAGCTTTAAATGCACTAGCAAATCCTAATGACAGATCAGCACAAGAAGCTGCTGCATTTGAAAGAGAAGTTTCAGACGAAGCATCTAAGCGTTATGAAAAACCAGCAAATGGCATCTTAGTTCCTAACGAAGTTTTACAAAGAGACTTGAATGTTGGTACTGCAACTGCGGGTGGTAACTTAGTTCCTACAGAATTACTTTCTGGTTCTTTTATAGATATTCTTCGTAAAAGAATGGCTGTTATGGCAACGAATCCTACAATGCTTACAGGACTTTCTGGTAACATTGCGATTCCAAGAATGACTCAGACAGCGACAGGGTTTTTCGTGGGAGAAGGATCTGAGCCTACAGAATCACAGCAAGCCTTCGATCAGGTCAACATGACACCTAAGACAGTTGGTGGAGTTGTTGAGTTCACAAGAAGACTTCTATTACAGTCAAGCATTGATGTTGAGTCAATGATTAGAGATGATATTGCGAGAGTTATTGCTACTAAGTTAGATAACGCAGCTATTTATGGTACAGGTTCTTCAAACCAACCATTAGGTATTAAAGATACAACTGGTGTTGGAACACAAACCATTACTACATTCGGTACATTCGCTGAGTACATCGGAATGGAAACAGATGTAGCCGCAGCAAACGCTGATGTCGCAAATATGTTCTACATCATTAATGCTTCTGCTAGAGGTGCGTTAAAGAGTACTGAAGTTGCATCAAATACAGGTAAGTTCGTTTTTGAGAACAATGAAATTAATGGCTATCCAGTTATTGTTTCAAATCAACTTGTTAATAACGATGCCTTGTTTGGAGACTTCAGCCAGTTCTGTATTGGTATGTGGAGTGGTTTAGATCTAACAGTAGATACAATCACAAAAGCGGGTAGCGGTACAGTTAAGATTGTTGCGTTGCAAGATGTTGACTTTGCGATTAAGCAACCAACTGCGTTCTGCTTCGGAACATAATATGAAAGTTGAACTTATAAGATCAACAATGATAGCTGGAGTCCCAACGGACTCTGGCTCTATTATCGAGGTAGATAATAATGTTGGTCGTTTGCTTGTTTTTAGTGGTAAAGCTAAAGAAGCTTCAGAAACGACTCCTGTAGTTGAGGAAGAAGTTGTAGAAGAAAAGCCAAAAGCAAAGCAAAAATCTAAGAAAAAACAGACTACTACAACCGAGGAAACTTAAAGTGGCGATTATTCAACAAAACTTAGAGAAGTTAGATGTAACGGCAGCAGTAGCATCTGCTTCTGTAACAGCTACAGCTACATCAAGTGCTATTGATTTAAAAGAATTTGATGGAGATGTAATTCTTGTTCTGAACTGTGCAGCGGGTACAGGTTCATCTCCAACTTTAGATATTAAAGTTCAAGATTCTGATGAAACAGGTGGTACTTATGGAGATCTGTCTGGTGCAACTTTCACACAAGTAACAACTTCAGCATCACTTCAAACACTTGAAGTGAACAAAGATGAGTGCAAAAGATTTATTAAAATTGTACAAACAGTAGGTGGTTCATCACCTGTCTTTGTATATGGAGTCTCACTTATCGCAGCTAAAAAATACGGATAAAAACATAGCCCCTATATTGGGGCTTTTTTACTATGGCATTTACTGAAGATTTAAGTACATTTTTTGCTGATTTTTCAGATACCGTTGTGTTTAATAGCACTACTTATAAAGGAATATTAGATGAACCTGATGAAATAGTTGCAGACGATAGAGTTTTGACTACTGATTATCAACTAACAGCTAAGTCAAGTGATCTTGGTGGCCTTGTCTTTGATGATGCAATTACAGTAAATTCTGTTTCTTATAAAGTTAGAAGTGCTAGAAAAATAGATGACGGTAGCTTATGTATTGTTTCTTTAATGAAGGTATAAAATGACTAGTAAAAGAGAACAAATATTAGCAAAAATAAAAACAAATCTTACTGGTACTACTGGAGTTGGTTCTAGGATTTTTAGGTCTAGATCTGAACCTTTAACAAGGGCTGAATCTCCAAGTTTGGTTATTGAGTTTGTTACAGATCAACCAACTATAAATAGTGCTACATATTTAAAACTGGATTGGACTTTAAGAGTAAGAATTGTTGTTGTCGTTAGATCTCAAACACCAGATACATCAGCAGATCCAACTATTGAAAGTTTACATACTAAAATTGTTAGCGATCCTACTCTTGGTGGACTTGCTATAGATGTAAGACCATCAACTGTGACTTTTGATGTTATAGAAGCAGATCAACCTGCGGGAGTTGTATTTTGTGAATATGAGATAGATTACAGATCTGACTATAACGATTTATCAACATGATTTATACTTTAATTAAGACCCTAACAACCCTTATTGTCTAATATGGTAAATGAAAATCCAACTGAGGGCGGTACTTACATACTTGACCCCAAAACTGGCAAAGCAAAGCTAGTACAACAAACTAAAAAAGCAGAACCCCCTACTGAGGTAACTAAAGATGGCACTACTGACAAGAAAAAGAGTAATTCTAATTGAGGCAGAAAGCAGCTATGGATCAGATCCAGGTATAGTTGCTGCTGATGCTGTTCTTGTACGAGATCTAAGTATTACACCACAATCAAGTGATGTTGTAAGTAGAGATGTTGTAAGACCCTTTTTAGGAGCTTTCCAACAACTACTTGCAAACACAAATGTCGAGGTGACTTTCAGCGTAGAACTTGCGGGGAGTGGTGCAGCAGGCACAGCCCCTAGGTATGGAGATGCCCTCAAAGCCTGTGGCTTTAGCGAGACTGTTAGTAGTGGAACAAGTGTTACTTATGCACCTGTTTCAACAAGTTTTTCTTCAGTTACTATTCACTACAACACAGATGGTGTTAGACACAAAGTTGTTGGTGCAAGAGGAAGTTTTGTAATTAATGGATCTGTTGGTGAGATACCTACAATCGACTTTACTTTTCAAGGTATATATATTCCTCCAACAGACACAGCTTTACCTACAGTTACTTATGGAGATCAAGCAACACCTTTAATATTTAAGCAAGGTAATACAAGTAGTTTCCAGTTGCTCTCACATTCTGGTGCATTATCTTCTATTTCTTTAGATATAGGTAATGAACTTGTTTATCGTGAGTTAGTTGGTGGGACTCAAGAAACATTATTAGTTAATAGAAATATTACTGGTTCTGTTTCGATTGAAGCTGTACCACTAGCAACTAAAGATTTCTTTGCGGCTGCTGTTGCTGAGACAACAGGAAACCTAACATTCCTACATGGAACAACTGCGGGTAACAAGGTACAAGTATCTTCTACAAAAGCTGATATTGGTGATGTTGCTTATGCAGAAGAAGATGGAATACAAATGTTAGAGATTCCTTACACATTAGTCCCAACATCAGCAAATGATGAACTCACAATAACTTATACATAGATACTGACTAAGTATTGACTACTGAGTTAGAGTAAGAAAGAATATATTTTAATTTATGCCTTTTGTAAGAAAAAAAACTAAGGTTTACTCTTGGCCTGTAAAAGTACAAACACCATCTACAACAAAAGTAGGAGAGTTTGAAACTACAAAATTTACAGGCAAGTTTAATCGTTTATCAAGGACAGAACTTACAAATTTTGAGGAAGCTACTGAATACGATGCTTTGCAAAAAGTTTTAGTAGGTTGGGAAGATGTTAATGAAGAAGATGGAACACCTATTCAATTTACACAAGCAGTATTAAAAGAATTTTCTGAAGATACAGATTTTGTAGCAGGTGTATTAGAAGCGTTTAAAGATTTCTACAGTAATGCACAAGCAAAAAACTAACTGATGCTGCTTTATATTGGGCTTCGGGTAGCAAAAAAGTTATAGATGAAACCGCTAAAGATGCAGAAGTTTTTGGTATTCAGATAGAGAAGCAACCAGAAGAAAAAGAAGAGTTTGAAGTTTTGGAAGAAAATTGGGAAATAGTTATGATGTTTTTAAGAATGACTACACAATGGGACTGTTCTTTTGGAGGTATGATAGGTTTAAAATATGAAGTCTTACTGCTTGCTGGTGGACTATTTGACCTATACAATATAGAAAACCGACAAGAAATGTTTGAGGGCTTACAACTTATGGAATCTGTAGCTCTTGTTGAAATTAATAAGGATAAAAAATAATGGCAAGAACTGTTGATAAAGTAAAGCTCAAATTAGAACTTGAAGGTTTTTCTGCAATAAAAAGTATAGGTAAAGATTTTGATAAATTTACAAATACAGTAAAATTTACTCCTAAAGAATTAGATAAGTTACTAGAAAGATTAAAAAAAGTAAATAAGACAACTCAGTTAAGCAAAAATTCTTTTGAAGGACAAATTGGTGTTTTAACAAAACTTAGAAATGCTGTAGGAATTGGCACTCAGGAATATGATCGTCTTGGAAAAGAAATAGATCAAGTAAGAGCAAGTATGGATGCTCTTAATGCGTCAGGAAAAAAACAAACTTTCTTTGGCAAAGTAGGTGCGGGATTTAAAGCTGGAGGAGGTGCAGCTTTAACTGGTGCTGTTGGTAGATTTCTCCCACCGTCAGCACAGATAGGAGGTATAGCGGGTTTTGCAAAAGGAGGAACAAAAGGTGCAATAGCGGGTGGTGCGATTGGTCTTGGTATTGATGCTGTAGCGGGTGGAGTTCAGTTTGCTAGGCAAGCTGCAATACAAGCATCACAAGTACAGAAATTAGAAATAGCATTGAGAGGTGCTGTCAAAACAGAAGCAGATTTTCAAAAAGGTTTAAAAATAATTGCTGACACATCTAAAAGATTAAATGTACCTATAGCTGCATCAACAAAACAATTTACAACTTTAGCTGCTTCTGTTGTAGGTGCGGGTGGATCTATTGAGGATGCTCAAGTTGTTTTTGAAGGAGTTTCTAACTCAATTAAGGCAACTGGTGGTAATGCAGAAGATGTGCAATCTGCTATAAGAGCGATGAGCCAGATATTTGGTAAAGGTAAGGTTTCGGCAGAAGAATTACAAGGCCAACTCGGTGAACGCTTGGCAGGTGCAGTTGTAAAATTTGCAGAAGCAAATGGTAGTAGTTTGCAGAAATTACAAAAAGATTTGAGAGATGGAACTGTTGGTTTAGATCAAGTTATTAAATTTGCACAAAAGTTAAATGTTGATTTTGCAGAAACAGCAGAAAGAGTTGCAAATTCATCAGCAGATGCGGGTCAAAGATTACAAACACAAATAAATAATTTATCAATAGCAATAGGTAAAGATTTAATTCCAATTGGTGCTGCTCTGCAAAAACAATTTTCTGAAATTCTTCTTGGTTTTCAAGGTAATGATGGTGCTGTTGTTGCTTTAACTGAAAGTATAAAGATTTTTGGTGGCTTCTTAGTTTCAACAGTAGCTCTTGTTCGGACATTAGTAAGAACTTTAGTTGATTTAAGTAAAATTCTATTTCATATTGTGATGATGCAAGATTTTAAAGCGGCAGGAGAGGTAATGAGTAAGGGATTTAAAGATATAGCAATTAACTTTGAAAAAGACATACAACTATTAAAAGATATTGCTTTTGGTGTACAACCTCCTGAGGTTGGAGAAGGTAGTGGAGCTAATACAACAACAGAGGGCTTACCAAAACTAACTGAGGATGATGCAAAGAAAGGACAGAAAATTTTAGCTAAATATTTAGAGACAGTAAAAGATATTAATACACAAATAGCTAATAGTTTCGTCAATACATTTAAAAAGATGGAAGATGCACTTGTAGAGTTTGTATTACAAGGAACATTTAACTTCAAAAAACTTGCGAAATCTATAATTGCAGATATTACGAGAATAATGATAAGGACAAAAATCATAGCTCCATTAGTGGGAGGACTTGAAAATATATTTGGAGGTGGTGGTAACAATGTAGTTAAAACTATTGCACCTGTTGTTTCTAATATTGCACCTAATGTTTCTAAATTTGTTACTCCTAATTTTACAAATATTATGGAAGGTATAAATGATATAGAAATGGGAAGGAGAGGTGGTAATACACCTGATATAAGTAATTTTGTTAATCCAGATTTTACAAAGATTATGGAAGGTATAAATGATATAGAACAAGGTAGAAATAGAAACGCATTAGGCAATGTAATTGCAAATAACAAAATTGTACCTTATGCCAAAGGGGGTCTAATTACTCGTCCTCAATTATTTCCTTTATCAAATGGGGCAGCGTTAGCAGGGGAAGCTGGTGTTGAAGCAATCATGCCTTTGCGTAGAGGTAGAGATGGAAAACTTGGAGTAGAAGCATCAGGCGGAAATATTGGTAATATAACTGTGAATGTAGATGCGTCAGGTTCTTCTGTAGAAGGCGACACCAATCAATCTCAAGAACTTGGAAACATTCTTGGTGCTGCTATACAAGCAGAACTTATTAGACAAAAACGACCAGGAGGTTTATTAGGTTAATGGCAGAAACTTTTCCCTCTATAGAAGCTAGTTTTGGAGTTACAAAAAAAACACAGCCAAATGTAACTACAACAAGATTTCAAGATGGCTTTGAGCAAGTAATAAAATTTGGATTAAATATAAATCCAAAAGAATATAATCTTAATTTTAATAATATAACTGAGGCTCAAAGTGATACTATTGAAAATTTTTTAAATTCAAGAATAGAAGATGGAGATTATTTTAACTGGCAAGCACCTGACGAGGCATCAGCTAGTAAATATCGTGCTTTAAACAGAACAAAACAAATAAAATTTCCAGGCCTAGCTACAATTACTGTCACTTTTAAAGAAGTATTTGAACCCTAATGGCAACACCTGTATCGCAGTTACAAAAGCCAAATGTAGATAATATTATTGAGCTTTTTCAATTAGAACTAAATACAAAAATGCATGGTATTTCTCAAACGTATTATTTTCATAATGGTGTAAGTAGTAATAATGATGTAAATCTAATATTTAACAATATTGAATATGTAAGGATGCCTATTGAAGCATCAGGTTTTGAATACAATGGCAAACAATTACCAAGACCAACATTAAAAATTTCTAATATTTTAGGAACTATAACAACTATTCTCTTAACACTTCCTCAAGGTTTAGAAGGTGCAAAGGTAACAAGAATAAGAACTCTTAGACAATTTATTGATAATACAAATTTTAGAGGAGGAGAAATATTATTAGAAGATGGCTCAAATATTTTACAAGAAGATGGTACAGCTATAAATTTAGAATCAGGTATAAATCCATTTGGGACTCCAGATCCAACAGCAACTTTTCCTGATGAAGTATTCTTTATAGATCGTAAGGCTGCTGAAAATAGAGCAGTTGTAGAATTTGAACTTGCAGCAAGCTTTGATTTGCAAGGAGTCAGATTACCAAAAAGACAAATATTACCTCAAGATTTTCCTGGTGTTGGAAGCTTCTTCTAATGTGGAAAGAACTTGCATTAAAACACGCTAAAGAATCTGATCCGAATGAATCATGCGGACTTTTGTTGATAAAAAAAGGAAAAGAAATTTATTTTCCTTGTAAAAATCTTGCTCCAAATCCTACAGATCAATTTATTTTAGATCCTCATGATTGGGTAAAAGCAGAAGATCAAGGAGAGATAACTGCTGTAATTCATAGTCATCCTGTTACAAGTCCAGAACCTAGTCAAGCTGATAAAGTAGCTTGCGAAAAATCAGGTATTAAATGGTGGATAGTTCAGCCAAACTTAAATCAATGGACATCTTTAGAACCATGTGGATATAAAGCACCATTGATAGGAAGAAAATGGGTTTTTGGTTTAACTGATTGTTGGAGTTTATGTAGAGATTGGTATGAGCAAGAACTTGGAATACATTTAAGAGATTGGGAACGTCCAAACGATCATAATGACTTTTTAAAAAATCCTATGTTCAATGGCTGTTATGAAGAAACAGGTTTTAGAGAATTGTTACCAGAAGAAGATTTAGAAAAAGGAGATTTATTATTAATGTCTATATGTAGTAGCGGATTAAACCATATTGGTGTTTACTTAGGAGAGCAGACACTTTTACATCATTTGCAAAATAGATTATCAAGTCGTGATTTATTAGATGAATGGTTGCTAAAATGCACAGGAAAAAGGATTCGTTATGCTACGGAAAATTAAGCTATACGGAGAACTTGCAAAGTTTGTAGGTCAGAAAACTTTTGAAGCTGAAGTAAATAATGCTGCACAAGCAGTTAGATTTTTAGTTACTAATTTTCCAACTGTAGAAAAATATATGTCAGATAAGTATTACAAGGTAATTATTGATAATTGGGAACTTGAAGAAAAAGAATTGCATTATCCTACAGGTCAAAATGATATACAAATTGTTCCTGTTATAGGAGGTGCGGGAGGATCATCAGGAAGGCAAATATTATTCGGTGCGATTCTTATAGGAGCAAGCTTTATGTTTCCTGGTGCGGGTATGTTTGGAGCTAAAAGTGTATTTGGACAAGAACTAATTAAAACAGGTGCGGGTGCATTTTTCACAAAGATGGGAACTTACGTTTCTGTTATGGGTGCTTCTATGGTTTTAGGTGGTATAAATCAAATGCTTACACCAACACCTGATATACCAGAAGAAAGTCAAGATCCTAGAAAGTCTTTTAACTTTAGTGGTATTCAAAACACCTCAAAAGCTGGGGTTGCTGTTCCTATACATTATGGTCGTGTTATAACTGGATCAATAACTGTATCAGCTAACATTGAAAATGAACAGGTGGAAGTATGAGTAAGATTTTAGGCTCTGGCGGTGGTGGAAAAGGTGGTAATGATGGTGGTGGTACACCTACAGAAGCAAAAGATAATTTAGATTCAAAAAGTTTTGCAAGAGTACTAGATGTTATTGGAGAGGGAGAAATACAAGGACTTGAAGATGGTGCAAAATCTATATTTTTAAATAACACACCATTACAAGCCTCAGATGGATCTTTTAATTTTAAAGATGTTACTTTTGAGGCAAGGACAGGGACTTCAAGTCAAACAACTATTCCGATAACTAGAGATATAGCAACGACAAAACTAACTGGTTTTTCAACAGTTCCGCAAGCAACACCTAAAATTATACAGATAACAGATTCAGATGTTGATGCTGTCTCTATACAAATAACTGTTCCCACGCTACAAAGATTTAGTGACAAAGGTGATATTTTCGGAACTGAAATACAGTTAGAAATTGCAGTTCAATATCAAGGAGGTTCATATCAAACAGTAGTCTCTGGCAATAAAGGCAAAATAACAGGAAGAACTCCTGATACTTATATAAGAGATTATTTAATTAATTTAAGCGGTAGTTTTCCTGTAAATATAAAGGTAACAAGAATAACAGCAGATAGCAGTTCAAGTAAATTAACAAACGCTTTTCAATTTTTAAATTATGTTGAAATAAAATACGATAAACTTACATATCCAAATACAGCACTTGTTGGATTAAAAGTAGATGCAGAACAATTTAACTCAATTCCATCAAGAAAATATTTAATAAAAGGTATAAAAGTAAAGATTCCACATAATGCAACTGTAAACGCAGATGGTAGTTTGTCTTATTCTGGAGTATTCAATGGAACATTAGGTGCAGCACAGTGGACAAGCGATCCTGCTTGGTGCTTATATGATTTACTTACTAGCTCTAGGTATGGGCTAGGAGATCATTTATCTGAAGCGGATTTAGATAAATTTAGTTTTTATGCAGCATCAGTTTATTGTAATGAACAAGTTGATGATGGAACTGGTAATGGAACAACAGAACCAAGATTCAGTTGTAATGTCTCTCTTCAAAATCAACAAGAAGCATATAACGTAATTAATCAGATGTGTTCTGTTTTCAGAGCTATGCCTTTATGGAGTGCGGGATCATTATCTATAACACAAGATTCACCAAAAGATACGACATATTTATTTTCATTAGCAAACGTACTAGAGCCTGGTTTTAGTTATTCTAATGTAAGTCAAAAACAAAGACCAACAGTTGTAATTGCAAAATATTTAGATATGGAATTGCGTGATATTAATTACGTTGAACAAATTGATACCGCAAACCAAGCAAGGTACGGAACAGTTATTAAAAATATTGATAGTTTTGCTACAACTAGCAGAGGTCAGGCTTCTCGACTAGCAAAGTGGATGCTCTATATGTCAAATGTAGAAAGAAGTGTAGTTAATTTTAGTTGTGCCATTGATGCGGGTGTTGTCGTAAGGCCTGGTCAAGTTATTGAAATATCAGATCCAATGGTTGCGGGCGAGAGAAGAAGTGGAAGAATATCAGCAGCAACAATCAATACCGTTACTGCTGATGATGATACGGATTTAGTTTTTAAAGCGGGAGCAACATTATCCGTTGTTATGGCTGATGGAAGTGTTGAATCAAAGAGCATATCAGGTATAAGTGGTAAACTTATTAGTCTTGGACAGAGCTTTTCAACTATTCCAAATGTCAATTCAATTTGGGTCTATGAATCTAATGATATACAAAGCTCAACGTGGAGAGTTTTAACAGTTGAAGAAAAGGATAGAGCTTTTTATTCAATATCAGCTAGTGAATACAATGCGGGTAAATATAATCATGTAGAAAGTGGTATTACACTTCCTCAAAGAGATATTACAAACTTAAATGTTGCACCCTCGTCTCCATCAACAGTTACAGCAGAGGAGGTCATTTATGAAGACACTGGTATTGCAAGAACAAAAATAATAGTTACATGGACAACTAATACTGATAGTGCATATATAAGATTTAGATTACAAGATGGAAATTATACTTCTCGTACTGTAGAAGGATCTAAGAGTTTTGAAATTTTAGATACTATTGAGGGCAATTATGAAATTGAAGTTTATAGCGTGAGTTCTTCTGGATTAAGATCTGTATTACCAACAAAACCTGCAGATCCTTTTTTTGTTGCTGTAGGTAAAACTGCATTACCTACAAATGTAAGTGGAGTTAGCTTATTGCCTATTGATGAATCAAGTGCAATATTAAGTTGGAATCGTGCCACAGAACTTGATGTTTTATTAGGAGGTAAAACTTTAATAAGACATTCTTCTTTAACTTCATTAGCTCAGTGGAAAGATGCACAAGAAATTGTAGTTGCTGCGGCTGGAAACCAAACACAAAAAATCGTACCATTATTAGAAGGGACTTATTTAATTAAGTTTGAAGACGATGGCGGTAGACAATCTCCTGCACCTGGATCAAGTGATTCTGATTGGAATAATACTAGAGTTACAACAAATCTACCTGCACCTTCTGAAAGACTTGTTGTTGGTACGGTAGATGAACATACAGCTAATTTTACAGGTTCTAAAACAAATACAATTTATGACGCATCTATTGATGCTTTAAAATTAGTCGAAACAAATAGTGCAACTGCTAATTCTGGTGAATATTTATTTGCAAATTCTATAGATCTAACACAACCTTATGATGTAAATTTACGAAAAGTCTTGAAAGCAAGTAATTTTATTCTTAATAGTTTATGGGATTCAAGAACAGATCTAATTGATAGTTGGGGGTATATTGATGCAGTTGGAGGTTTAACAGAAGCTACTGCTTGTAATGCTGCTTTATATGTAAGATCAACAAGTGATAATCCATCGGGTTCTCCAACATGGAGTGAATACAAAGAATTTAGTAATGTTCTTATAACTGGAAGAGCTTTTCAATTTAAGGCAATATTAACAAGTGGTGACACAAACCAAAACATAGCTGTTACAGAGTTAGGAGCTAAACTAGAATTACAAGGAAGAACAGAAAGTATTTCTACTCCAGTAACCACTGGATCTCAACAATACACTGTATCTTTTACTAATCCTTTCAAACAAACACCTACAGTTGTTGTGACTCCAACAAATCAACAAACAGGAGACTTTTTTGAACTTGCTAATATAAGTAGGACAGGTTTTCAAGTCACTTTTAAAAATGCTTCATCAGCAGTTGCAAGATCTTTTGTATGGGCTGCATCAGGTTTTGGTAAGGAGGTCACATAATGAGTAATGGTAGTGATTATGATATTGCTAATGCAGTAGGAGCAACCTTTAGGGCAGACTTAAATGTTTGCCTTGGAGATGTTCAATCAACAAACAGAGGATCAAGTGAGCCAACTACGAAAGTCACAGGAAAATTATGGGTAAATAGTAATAACAATACATTAAATATTTATGATGGTACGAATTTTATAAATTTAGGAAAAGTTGATACTGCTGAAATGGGACATGCAACTACCGCATCTCCAAGCTTTACAGGAACTATAACTTCAGCAGGCGATATAGTAATGTCTGGAAATGGTTCATTACAACTTCCCACTGGAACAACAGCACAAAGGCCAACTCCTGCAACAGGTGATATCAGATTTAATACAAGTATTACACAATTTGAAGGATATAACGGTTCTGCATGGGGTGAAATAGCAAATGGTGTACCACCAGGCTCTGTATTAACATTTGCATCAACAACTGTTCCATCAGGTTATTTGGAATGTAATGGAGCAACCGTTAGTAGATCAACATACGCAAGTTTATTCTCTGCAATAGGAACAACTCATGGATCAGGTGACGGAAGTTCTACTTTTAATCTTCCTGATTTAAGAGGTCAATTTGTGAGAGGTTTTGATAATGGAAGAGGTGTAGATAGCGGTAGAAGTTTTGCGTCAAGTCAAACAGATCAAAACAAAAGTCATGCTCACTCTGTAACAGATCCAGGTCATAATCATGCTACAAGCTTACTTAATAAAAGAGTTTTCCTTGTAGGAGGTACACAACAAGTAGGTTTTGGTGGTGCGGGTAGTTATCCAGGTCAAGATTTTTCTATGAGTAACGCAAATACAGGTATTTCTTTATCAAATGATGGTGGCACAGAAAATAGACCTAAGAACGTAGCTCTTATGTATGTAATTAAATTTTAATTATGACAAATCGCAAAATAACAGAATTTACTGCTTTAACTGCACCAGCTAGTACTGATGTGTTACCTATCATTGACGTAAGTGGTGGTGGCACAGGAACAAACAATAAAATAACTTATGCAAATTTACTAAGTAAAGCACCTGACGGATCGGCTTCCGCACCCGCTTTTAGTTTCAATTCAGATAATAATTCTGGAATAAGTGGTGGTTCTGATACTTTAACTTTCAGTACAGCAGGAGTTGGTCGAATGACTATAAGTTCTGCTGGCCTTGTGACTATTCCAGGTGATCTTACTGTCAGTGGAACGACTACAACTATTAATACCACCAATCTTGATGTTGAAGATAAAAATATTACCCTTGGAAAAGTCTCTACTCCAAGTGATACTACTGCTGATGGAGGTGGTTTAACACTTAAGGGGGCTTCAGATAAAACATTTAATTGGGTTAATGCAACAGATTCTTGGACAAGTAGTGAACACTTATCTGTTTCTGCACAAAAAGAAATTAGGTATTTAGATAGTGATTCTTCTCATTATGTTGGTTTTAAATCAGCATCTACAGTCACATCAAATATTGTTTGGACTTTACCTTCAGCAGATGCAAGCGTAAGTGGATATGTCCTATCAAGTAATGCAAGCGGAGTCTTGTCTTGGGTTCAAGCGGGTCAAAGTGCTAGTCCAGACTTTACAGGTAATTTAACTCTTACTGATGACGGAAATATAAGAGGCTTTGCTAGTCTTGCTGCTACTTATACTGGATCGGTTAAAACTTTCACAGTCACAGTTGCTTCAAAGGATGCAACTCATAGATATAACGGAAGCGGATCTAGTAATGGTTATAAAATTGATGGCAAATTTGCTCCGTTTATAACTCTCACACCAGGAAGAACATATAAGTTCGATCAATCAGATAGTAGTAATAGTGGACATCCTCTTCGTTTTTATCTTGAGTCTGATAAGACAACTGCTTATACAACTAATGTAACCACAAATGGAACTCCAGGTTCTAGTGGTGCATATACACAGATTGCCATAGTAGATAACACACCTATGGTTCTTCATTACCAATGCTCGGCTCATGGGCTAATGGGTAATGCTGTTCAGACAAATTCTTCTACTGCCAACATTGGAACATTATCAAGCTTGACTGTAAGTGGAAATATTTTAATGACAGGTACAGGAGCTATTGATATAGCTGCGGGTACAACAGCACAAAGACCTGGCTCTCCTTCATCAGGGATGCTCAGATTTAATACAACTTCTAATGAGTTTGAAGGTTATAACGGAAGTTCTTGGGGAGAAATTGGTGGCTCTAGTGGCGGTTCTGGAAATGCTGATCTTTTAGATATTGCATCTTCTTCTGGAACTGGTGGAGGATCTGCAACATTTAATGGGACTGCTTATAGATTTAAGCTTGTAACTAAAGGAACAAGCACAGCTATTACACCTGTAAATGCAGAAATCTTACGAGTTTCAATCAATGGTGTTATGCAACAACCTAATGATGGAACTGGTCAGGGAGATATGACAGATGGATATGTTGTAAGTGGTACAGATATTATTTTTGATTCTGCTCCTCCAAGTGGTTCTACATATTTCATCATTAATATGGGAACTCAAATAGCTATTGGTAATTCAACTACCTCTACCATTGCTGATGAAAGTTCTGATACTACTTGCTTTCCATTATTTGCTACTGCTGCTACAGGAGACTTGGGATTAAAATCAGGATCGAATCTTACATTTAACTCTGCCACAGGATTATTATCAGCAACTATATTTAGTGGTTCTGGAGCGAGTTTAACTAACTTACCTTCATCAGCATTAACTGGAGCGTTACCAGCTATTGATGGATCAGCATTAACAGGTATATCTGCGGGAGCTACAGGAGGAGGAAGTGATGAAGTTTTTGTTGAGACATCGCAAACAGTTACAACTTCATATACTTTAACTTCTAATAAAAATGCAGTTACTATAAGTCCTCAAATTAACTCAGGTGTTACTATTACAGTGCCATCTGGGGCAACTCTTGTTATTCTTTAATTATGCCAGTAACAATTAACGGAAACGGAACTATTACAGGAATCTCGGCAGGGGGATTACCTGATGGATGTATTACTGCTGACGATTTAGCTAGTGGTGTTGGCGGTAAAATTCTTCAAGTTGTTTCAGCTACATCAACAACACAAGTATCATCTTCATCTGCATCCCATGTAGATACTGGATTATCTTGTTCAATTACTACCACATCAGCTAGTAGTAAGGTTTATGTAGCAGTTTCTCAATCTTTATATGTAAGAAATACAAGCGGAGTAAGTGCATCATTAAGTTGGGATTTAGTTCGTGGTTCAACTGTTATATCTGACGGAAGTAGCAATATTTTAATCTACGATCTTAATGCTAGCTTTATTATTAATAAACAAATGGCTAGTTTTGTATTCTTAGACTCACCTGCAAGTGCCGCTACACATACTTATAAAACAACTGCAGCAGCTAGTTCTGGTGAGTGGAGAGCGCAAGATGGTAGCAATCCTTCACATATAGTTTTAATGGAGATTGAAGCATGATTCACAATAAATTTGACGCACTTCTTTCTTTAAAACCTAATGGAGAGTTTACTTGGGTTGGAACGGACTACGCAAATTTAATAGGAAGTGATAAACCAACTGAGGTTGAAATAGATGCTGAAGTTACAAGATTAAATAATGCAGAACCTATGAGATTGTTAAGACTAGAAAGAAATAAAAGGCTTGCATTAACAGATTGGAGAGCTAGTTCTGATTTAACACTTGCAGACGATTGGAAAACATATCGTCAAAGTTTGCGTGATTTACCAACTAGTGCATCGCCAAAGTTAGACGCAAATGGTAATTTAGATATGTCATCTGTTACTTTTCCTTCTGAACCTAGCTAATTATGAGCCAGATCAAACTAAAACATAGCGGTGGTAATTCAGTAATCATAGCTGCACCAGATAGTAACCCTGCATCTGATCGCACTCTTAAATTACCTAGTGATGGTGATGGTACTATCCTTACTACAAACTCTGCTACAGGTAAAATTCTTCAAGTTGTTTCTACTACTAAAACAGATACAGCGTCACAAAATAATGTAGGACTTGGAGACTTTTGGAATTTAACTAGTATTTTTAAAGTTGACATTACACCTGCTTCAGCTTCAAATAAGATATTAATTTCTGGTCATGTTGTCTTTCAACATGACGGTAATGAAGCGTTTTATTTAGCTTTATATAGGGATAATTCTATATATGCAGCAGCAAATGGCAATGTAGTGGGAAGCAGATTGGGTGTTATGTCGGCAGGTTTCAGTGCTCATTCTTGGGATCAGGCTACTTGTGTAATAAATTTTTTAGATACTTCATTAGGAAATACAAATCAAAAATCTTACTCTGTTGGATTAGCAAGCAGTACAGGTTCAGACAGAACAATGTATCTTAATCGTACTTACAGCGATGGTGGCAATGCTCAAACTGGGCGTTTTCAATCAACTATTACAGCAATGGAGATAGCAGCATAATGGCTATCTCTTATAATTAAGCTAAAACACTATGGCACTAGATCACGAAGCGATTTACAAAGCATACGCAGGC